CTGTTGCTCTTGGTGGCTCGGCTACTGCAACGACTCCTAGTGCCGGCGACAACGACACCAGCGTTGCGACGACTGCGTTTGTGCAGGGTGAAGGCTTTATCAAAGCCAACCAAACGATCACTCTGTCAGGTGACGTAAGTGGTTCTGGCACGACATCTATTACCGGCACTCTTGCCACTGTCAACAGTTCGCCTGGTACGACCTCTGGCGTAACTGTCAACGGCAAAGGTCTTGTCACTGCTATTGCAGCCCTGCAGGCATCAGACATCCCGTCTCTTGCTCACACCAAGATCTCTGATTTTGATGCTGGTGTACAGGCCAACACTCTTGATTCGTTAGCCAACCCAACTGGAGCGGTTGATCTTAATAGCCAGAGAATCACTAATCTGGCTGATCCGACCTCTGCACAAGATGCAGTAACAAAATCTTATGCGGACGCCCTGACTAGCGGCCTTGATGTCAAGGAGAGCGTCAAAGTTGCAACAACTGCAAACATCACATTGTCTGGTACTCAGACTATTGATGGCGTTGCAGTTTCTGCAGATGAGCGTGTGCTGGTCAAGAACCAAAGCACTGCTTCTCAAAACGGCATTTATGACTGCAAGGCTGGAGCTTGGTCGCGTTCTAGTGACTTTGACTCCAACACAGAAGTAACATCTGGCGCGTTCACATTTGTCGAGCAAGGCACTACTAACGCAGACGCCGGATTTGTATTAACAACTGATGGCAGCATCACTGTTGGCTCAACTTCGCTGAGCTTCACTCAGTTCTCTGGTGCTGGCGCAATTACCGCTGGTGACGGCCTACAGAAGAGCGGCGTTGAAATTAGTGCCGATGTCAAAGCTAATGGCGGTGTCGTCATTGAAAGCTCTGAGCTTGCCGTTGATCTCGGTGCTTCCAATATCACCGGCACTTTGGCTGTCAGTGATGGTGGAACGGGCGCCACTTCAGCCAGTGCGGCGCGTACCGCGTTGGGTGTTGCAATCGGTTCTGACGTCCAGGCATACGATGCCGAGTTGGCAGCTCTTGCTGGTCTGACATCTGCAGCCAACAAAGTTCCGTATTTCACAGGCAGTGGCAGCGCAGACGTTGCTGATCTGACTGCTTTTGCTCGCACACTGCTCGATGACGCTGATGCATCTGCCGCCAGAACAACTCTTGGAACGGCTATCGGCAGTGACGTTCAAGCCTATGACGCTGGTTTGGCCAGCATTGCAGGTCTGACGACTGCAGCTAACAAGCTGATCTACACGACAGGTAGCGACACTTATGCGGTAGCTGATCTGTCGGCATTCGCCCGCACCATCCTTGATGATGCAGACGCTGCAGCAGTTCGCAGCACCCTGGGCTTGGTGATTAACACCAATGTTCAGGCCTACAGCGCCGTAACGGCTGCCATTGCTGGACTGTCTAGCTCAGATGGCAATTTCATTGTTGGCAACGGCTCAACCTTCGTTGCTGAATCTGGCGCTACCGCTCGCACATCTCTGGGTCTTGGCTCTATCGCTACACAGGCTTCTGACAGTGTGTCCTTGACTGGAGGCACTATTTCTTCAGGAGTGACGATAGATGGTGGCACTTTTTAGTCTAAATTGATACAAGCCTGCTGGTCACTGATCAGCAGGTTTTCTTATGGACACTACTTCTAACTGTCCCGTGCCTGACGAAGGTAGCGTGGCCAAGGAAAACGTTAACTCTCTTCCAAATGATCAAGTCTCTGATTGTGAGTGGTGCCGTCGTTACGGCAGCTGCGCTGGCATCTCCTGTTTCCGCCGGCAGCGTCTATGTGAACCCTGAGTTCAACACCGCTGTTGGTAGCGACTCTGGCGTTGGTGGTGCGATCCTTGAGGGTCACATCGGCTATGAGTTCGATAATGGTGCTTACCTGCAGGTGGGTCCTGCGGCTTTATTCCCGGATGACGGCGAAATGGAAGACATCGAGATCAGCGGCAAAGCTGGTATCGGCAGCGGTCCTCTCTACGGAGAAGTCAGCTTCATTACTGGCGATGAAACCACTGTTGGCGTAAAGGTTGGCAGCAAGTTCAAGTTCTGAGCTAGTCTGAAAACGCAGAGCTGACCCCCTGTTCCTCACACCAGGGGGTTTTTTATTATGCAAAAGCTTTTCAACGTGCTGTCTGTCGCATCGTTCCTGATGTCGTCAGTGATGTTCGGCGGGACTTTGCTGCTGTACTCGCGTGTTCCTGGAATGATCACTAGGTACGTTGAGGGTATAACCGATGACTTGACTGACACAGTCACAGAGATCGTGCCTGGCAAGATCGAAGAGATGATGCCAGAGTTGCCAAAGAAAACAGGGCTTCCAATCCCGTTTGAATGAATCATCCAGTTCACTCACCAGCGCACTACAACAAAGGTCGCATCGAGGCGATTGAGGTTATCGAAGACGTTGTTGCTGGTGCGCCTGAGCCTGTTGTTGGTTACTTGATTGGACAAACGCTGAAATACATCTTGCGGGCTTGGTACAAAAGCGATGCTAGGCAAGACCTGCAAAAAGCAGCTTGGTACCTAGATCGTGCCATCATCAGGCTGGCTGACAAAAGCGAATAGTCGCAATGCCGGAAATACCTGAGATTGGCGTCAAAGCCGTTGCTATTCCAGAAATTCCAGAATGGCGTGCGATGCCGCCGCAGAGCATCCCAGAGGCTCCACCAATTACACTGCAAATCGGCTTTCCTGTTGCAAACATTCCAGGCTGCGTAGAAACAAGAACTTCGGCGGCCGGCGATAAAGAGATTTACAACACTGATCCAGAGGGAAATATCACGGTCTGTGGTGGTGAGATGCCGTCATACAAGCCGATTGATTACACGCCAGGAACACTGACGTATGGGACGGCAAAACCGCCTAACCCACCTGAGGAACCAGAGGCAAAGAAAGAAAAAAAGTCGGCTGGTGACTCAAGCCAGCCGACAGCCCCTCTTCCGTCAGGCAGTGGCATCCCTGACAACCTATTAGATAGCCAAGAGCTGCCATGTCCGCCACCCGACGCAATACCTATTGGTGCGAAAAACAAGAGTCAGACTGCAGTTGTGATTGGGTACAAGCGAGTTGATGGCAAATGCGAGACGATGTACGAGCAGTTGCCCGTACCTGCCATCGTCAGCAACTATCTTCCTGGTGCGCCTGTTGTCCTTACGACTGCGGCGATTGCGGCGACAGCAACGACGAGCGCAATCGTCGCAAAACCACTAGGCGACTATGTATTGAAACTGGTAAAGCCTACCGTTAAAAAGGTGATCAAAAAACTCAAGGAGAAGCTTGGGAAGAAGATTGTTCCTGAGTCTGTTGCTGAACGTCGGAAGTTTCAGAAGGCTCTTCGTAAATGACCTTGTGTGTATGGGGCGGTATGACGCCAGGTGGATTCTGCAGAATTACGTCAGCACAGATCTTGCTGTAAGGGCTGTTAGGGTGAAACGTGATGCCTTCTTTCATAAGCGAGGCACAGTTCTTAAGTCTTGCGATTTCGTAGTTAAGTCGTTTATCAGCCAGTTGGGCGTCGAGTAAAGCCACTTGCTTCTCAGCTGCTCTTCTACAGCTTCTGACGTGGGAACGGTCAAGCGGTATTGAAATCGTGGCTGTAA